ACTCAGTAGACCCAAAAGATATTAAATGCCTATCATTTGGAGATACTAGAATATAATTATTAATTGTAGGAGAAGCAGTAACAAAACCTGCCCTTGCCGCAGAGTCTTCAACTGTATTATTCCAGTAGTAAATACGACCACCTCTTCTACATGCTATTAAATCTTCACCGTAGGTATCCAATGACCATTGAGTAGACCGATTAACAATTGTTGAACTATCTGTTGGATCATTCCAACCACCACCACCTTCTCTAGCCGTATTATAACTACCTGCACCATAGCCAAGACCCGGCATATTAACATCTGAACTAATAGGCAAAAGGTATTTACAAGTTGCTGTACCTACTCTATTCTGGGTAGCATTACAAGCCGCAGTAACTTGAAAATGAAATCTGTTTGTATTAATAACTGATACTGGAAAAGTTTTTCCAGTTAAATCTTGATTGCCTCCTATTGTACCCGTAGAAGAAGTAAAGGTTACAAAGTCTCCTGTCTCTGCACCATGAGATGAAATGGAAGCAATAATAGTTGTCTCTGTATTAACTGTATAAAAGCCATTGTTTGTACCATCAACTGTTACAACGGCTGAAGTATTAAAAGCTTTAGATTTAATAGGTGTAATATCTACAGTAATATTACTATTATATTCATATAGCTTCTTCTCTGTACCCCACGCAGCAAACTTATAGGTTTCATTATTTGTCCAAGCAATTAAGTCTACAGCCGTCCCATCAAATGCAGCCGCACCTCTCTTAGAATATCCTCGTAAATTCTCAGGACGACCTGCCCTAAATCTAATCTTATCGCCATTATACCAAGAACCTTCTTCAGCATACTCTGTAGATTCTCGGTTTATACCCGGCTTAAAATTTAATTTAATAAGTCTAGATTCTGTTGACATTTACTTTACTATCCTATTTAAAGTCTGCCGCAAAAAGTACATCAATTAAAGTAGCTGATCTCACATTATAAACTAATACATCTACTGCATTAGCATCCGTTGTAAGAGTTGGTGCTGTCCCTCCACTATATTTCCATTGTGTTGGATATGTTAAAGTTCTGCTTCCTGTTCCATCTTGAATAACATAAATGTAACCAGTTTGCCCAACTGTAGGATTAGTCATTAGAAGAACTCTATTTGCCCCAAGGGTCATATGGAAATTCTGTGCTACATTTAAATCACAAGTAATAGTAGCTGCATCTGTAAGGGTTGTAACTGTGTTTACGTTTCTTACGGCTGTATTGTTTGTAGCATAGGCAGTGTCTACAGAAACTGATACCGCTGCTACTTCATTAGTACTACGGATATTAGTTGCACTGACATGTGCAGCCTTTATACTTGTTGTAAATGTTGCTGATGTTGAGAATGTATTAGCGGCAGCAAAAGTATTTGCGGCTGCTAAACGAGCATATGAAGAATCTAAATCAAAACCAGCAGCATTTAATCCATATACCGTAACACTATTACAAAATACAAGTGTCTGTTCTCCAGCAAGTACCGTTCTTCCTGTACCACTACCCGTCTTAACTTTTAATACAGCATCATTCTGTCTGGTTGTTTTATCATTAATAATATAAAACTTTTCTTTATCAGGAATAATAACATTAGTTGCCGCCGAACATGTTCCTACAAATTCAAGAATTGCTGATCTTGCCTGATCCGTAGTACCATTAGCTACAGTTAGTGTTATGTTACCAGAGCTACATGTTACAGTTGTATAAGCAGTTATAGCCTCATCAATCATATCAAGAGCTTGGGTATTTAGAATAGTACCCCAGCTATTAGGGTTATCACCATCCCCCTGCTTATTCAATCTAATATTTGTAGTATAAGTGCTTGCCATCTTCTATTCCTTACTAAATTGTTAAAGGTCTACCTAATACTATTAAATAACCTACTATGTCTTTACTATCCCCTATGGGAGAAACACCAACCATTGTTGTATGTCTACCATTATAATCTTTATAGTCTCCTACAATAACAGCTATCTCTAAGTGTAAAGGAGGATTGAAAGCTAGACAATTTTGTTTTAAAACTTTTAATTGTACTAGTTGATTCATTTCCAACATTGAACGAGTATCAGCTAATCCTATTTCTAATATATCCTCTTCAGTCTTACAAACTATAATGGTTCGGATAGGATCACCTACTTTCCATACTATAGACTTTCCTTCCCTATCTGCATTAGCTTCCACAGAAAAGAAAAAAATTGAAGCTACAAAAGTAGCTAAGAACAATATTTTACTTATCATAAATTACCTGCCTTTATGTGCATATCTTTAGCTCTATCACACATTTCTTCTTCTAATTTACAAAACGCATCCCAATCACCATTAGAAAAATCAAATCCTAAAACTTTTTTATAATGATCGTGACGATCCAATGCTCCTCTCCAAGTTTTTAAATCAACTAAATGTCTAAACTTTCCTGCACATAATTTTTCTAAAACAATATCATCAAGTTCTTGTCCCGTTTCTGATCTCACTTCATTTATAAGTAAATCATAGCACCAATAACAATTTAATTGATTTCCTTTACATCTACAATTAGTAATAATATTTCTAAGTTCTTGTGGTAATTTTTCTCGTTGACTCCACTTAGCAGACATTTCATCTATAACCCTGTTTCTATTTTCTAATGTTAATCTTTCAGTTATAGACCAGCAAGGTATGATAAAATCAAGACCTAATTCTTCAAAAGTAGTAACTCTTATTTCCATTCTTTTTTCACCCAAGCCTCTAAATCCGTTTATATCTTCAGCCGATCTTCCACTACTAATTAGATCAACATTAAATTCTTTAGTAGCTTCCATATAAGTTTTAGCTCTATTACTTTGATGACTGTTATCAAACATATAAGGAGAACCCTCTCTTAGAGGAATTAAATCTTCTGAGTAAAATCTGGAACAAACCCCCTCAACAGTTTTAAAATCTCTAATGTTATCTTTAAACCATTTAACTCCTTTATGAAAATGTTCTCTTTCCCAAGCTGAATATTCATCTGATGAATAATACATATTTAAATGTAACGCTATTATTTCATGGTCTGTTTCCGTTAATAAACGATACATCCCATAAGTACTGTTGGTTCCTAATCCGCTATATGGTACTAATACTTTCATATTATATAACTGGAAGATAACTGCCAGAACCGGTTGTCGTAACAGTTCTTCCGTTCTTATCTAATGAAATACCAGCCGCACCGGGACCACCGGGAGAAGGTTGTTGAGTACAAGATGAATCTGAAGGAGGGGCTGATGGTAAAGTACCACTAACGCCCGGTAACCCTCTAGCACCGCTTGCTCCGTTGCTTCCACTATAGATTGTACCACCACAAACTGTTGAACCATCATCATCTATCGTTCCAGTTCTACGACCATAGCCGCCACCGCCTCCACCACCTCCAAAGACGGTGCCGTTATTTACCATACTATGCGTAGCTGATCCTCCAGTAAGAGTATTGAAATATATTCCTTTACCACCAGCACCACCAGTTCCTCCATTACTACCTTGGCTACCTACATGACCTTCAATATTACCATTATTAATAATTCTAAGTGTAGTATTTGCATTCAAAGCACCAGTTGTAAAAGCTGTATTTCCTGTTAAACTAGCCGTTACATTAACACCAGAATTAATTGTTACTGTAATAGTAAAATCTGTACCAGCAGAATTATCATAACCGGCGGCAGTGGCGGCAGTTAATACATTATAATCTTGAGTATCTGCATCAATTACAAGATCAGAAGAATTTCCTGAACTACCGCCTGTAGTTCCAAATAAAAAGATTCCACCAGTAGCCATAGTTAAGTCTTAGTTCACCAGTTGTTTTTGGATAATCTCAGGAGTAGCCTCTTTTTCTTCCTTGCCTTCAATACTTTCAAGTACCTTGTTTGTGAAGTGATCTAAAGATACTTGGATTTGATCAAGCTGAAACTTGGTCTGGGCTGCTTTCATCTGCAAGTCTCTTACTTGAGCAATCATATATTGTTGCTCTTGGCTAAGATCATCCTGAGAATAATCAGTTCCATTAATATTAATGATATTATTATTGTTTTCTTCTTGAGTCATTACTTATCTCTCCTTTTAGTTTCTATCAATCCCAAGGAAGTTCGGGTTGAATAATAGGTGGGTTAATTTCATTATCTATCTGTGCTTGAATACTAGCTTCAACCACATCCTTATCTATCTTACCGGGGTCTTCAATTTTATTGCCGTCATCATCTACTCCAAGATCATCAGCCCAAATCCAACCAAGAACCTGATCTTGGGTTAAATCTTCAAAGGGAGTGAAAGGATCACCATCTTCATATGTTACAGCAACTGTACCATAGTTAGTTGCCGAGTAAGTTTCACTATCCTTTTCTTCTGATCCATTACAACGCCAATGAACCGTCATAACGACATCTGTTTTACTATCTTTAGTTGGATAACAATCCAATACCTCTACTCTCCACTCAATTGTAGCAGCCATAGTTTAATTCCTTTCTTATCATTTGTAAAGTACTAATTTATAACTTTTCTTTTTGGTTAAACTTAAATGTTATTTGCCACCGCAGCACTAGAAAGAATTTCAATGTAAGCAGTGACATTACCGACAGAGCTTCCTGTTACATCAACGGTGACTTGTTGACCAGATAGACCCAACGTCAATGTAAAGGCTTGATCAATGTCTATTTGAGTGCCAGCTTGAGCATTTACAGTGTTAGCATCCGTAGAAACAGCGTAGGTCTGTTCGCTGTAAAATTGCGTATTCAACGCTGCGCCACCACGACCAGTAACCCGAACCTTAATTACGGCACTGCAATAGTCTGGAAAGGTCGCTTCAACGATATCGACATTTGTCGGGTCCGAGCCGATTGCCCGAACGTATTGCCAGTAACGTCCATTCGCATCAGCGCCGGTACTTCTAATAACTGTATCACCTGCAACATCCAGTTGTTCTTCAGCCGCTGAAGCATGGCCGATAGAAAGACCAGTAGAAGTTACCCGTAACCTTTCACTTCCACCAGTTTTAAAAGTAAGGGTATCAGCCGCAGCCCAATCCATTCCGGTGTTACTGTCCATTGTGAATCCGTAGAACGGATCGTGTCCGTTGTAAGCTGTCGTGGAGTTACCGGCAAAAACCGAGCCAACGCTACTCATGTAAAAGATGGTAGTGCCACCAGCACTAATCTTTAGAGGCACAAACGCAGCGCCGAGTGCAGCGGCGTACTTGAAACCAGCCCCAGTTGCATTGCCAGCGAAGCTAGCGTTTCCTGAATCGACTAAAAAATAAGAGCCATCAGTATAATTGCTGCCCTCGGTGATCGTGTGAATACCAGAGGTAGGGCTAGCAGTTCCTACTCCAAGTCGAGAGTCGCTTGTAATTCTAGCTCTTTCTGACGCTCCGCATTGAAATATGATGTTGCTAGTGTTTGTGTTTCCGCCGCCGATATAGAGTGATCCAGCACCGCCATCAATACCAAACACAGCATTTCCAGAACCGTTCTGTCCGAAAATGGAGCCATAAGCGGTGAAGTTTCCGCCTGTGGTCAGGCGTGTGGCTAAGGTGTTGTCGGTATTGTTGTAGGTATCAAGGTGCTTCATATTGGCCCGTAAACCCACATACCATTCCTGTGGATATGTGCCGCCCGTGCGACGAGTTCGCCAGCCAGTTGTCTGAGCGTCAGCGGTAATCGTGACGGTGGGAAGAGTGGTTGCAGCAGCGCCATTTATCTCAAATTTTGAATTGGCTAAAACGCTGGAAGTGTTAATCCCAACATCACCAGTGGCACCGTCGATGACAAATACTTCATTCGATCCATCGAAATTATTCTTATCTGCGTTGGCAATAATAAATTTACCAGCAGCGGCATCCGCACCTAGGGACCATCGGGCATTTGTGGCGGCTGCATCCAAATTGATTATAGCATCACTGTCGGTCCAGCCTCTCGTTTGGATGATCAGTCGAGCAGGAGAGGAATTTCCAACATGATTGTTTTTCACTCTCACGATCTGCGCCGAACCGTTAAGTGCTTGCGTAAATTCAGCGTCACCAGTGACTAGCAGCTTGGTCGATGGGGCAGATGTGCCTCCTATATGTACGTTACCAGACGAATTAATTATCATTCTTGCTGTTGAAGTGTCTGCACCATCGGCAGTTGTACCAAACTCAAGCCTACCCGGCATATCAGATGCACCGGGTGTGCCATCTACATAAGCTCTAATCGTAGCAGCAACAGAATAAAAATCTGTTCCATCAGCAGCATTAAATTCTACAGCACCTAAATACTCATTATTTGCTACAATCGTGTTTGTTCCTATAGTAGAAGAAGCAGACTTTAACATCCTTAAAGTTGCATAAGATGCATCAGTCGAAGACCACTCACCTAGAAGAAGTGTGTTTCCTTTATCAGCATAATGAATTTGAGAATAGGCATTAGTGCCGGTATTTACATAAGAGCCATGACCTACAAGAAGTTGTGCGCCAGCCGTTGTGGCACCTACATCGCCAGTGAAAGTGGCATCGCCAGCGCCGTCAATTGCAAAATCTTGACGGGCATCGGTGTTGTTATAAATCCGAAACAACCCGGCATGATTCTGAAGAAGGAAATCATCGCCGCTGCTTGAAACTAGGTTAATGTTTGGGCTGCCCGATCCCGACAAAATTAATTTCTGGTCAGTGGCGTCTTCAATCTGAAGCCTTGCTGACGGTGAGGCGGTCCCAATGCCTACGTCCTGCGCCGAAGTAATAGTCATCGCAGTAGCTAGAGAACCAGCTTCCGGCTTAGTGTTGAAAAGCAGACTCCCGCCGGAATCATCGCCAGCATTGCTATCGCTTGTTACAGTGTTGCTGCGAATGTCTGCAATTACTTTTCCATCAGCATCATTGTTAGCATTGTCAGCATTATTTGCATTAAAAAATTGAATCCCGCCGACGCTGTAATCGTTGTTTGCGGTATCTCGGCCTAACCCCAATACGCCAGCGTTAGCACCACCCGTAACCGTCAAATATCTTGCTGAAGTGCCAAATGTTCCAGTGCCTACAGCAGGTTCAGCAATTCCCACACCTACATGACCATCTTGATGCACCCGCATTTTTTCGCTGCCACTCGTCTGGAACAGAATAGGCGTGGCAATGGTTGTTCCAACTTTGCCGCTGCCGCCATTGTCTATCCCAAGAACCATGGTGCCGCTGGCATTTTGCGAAACGGCATGAAATTCAGCATTGGTTCCGGTTGCGCCGTACAATTGTTGGTATGAGTTGCCGCCGGGGTTAGTGACCTTTAATACATAAGTTGCATCCGCTGCCACGCCGATTCCGACATGTCCATCCCCATTAATTTGCATGGCTTCCGTGAACGAAGCTGTCGCATCAGCAGAACCAGAAGCCGTATAAGAAAACCTAAACGGGATATCACTGTTCCCCATTTGCAAAACCGAAGCAGTATCAGTGGTTCGATACTTCCATCCACTGTTGTAATAAACATTTTGAGAATAATTGGTTTCCCCATCAAATGTGACGATTCCACCACTATCCCCAATTAGCAATTGTCCGGTTGATCCAGCAGTCGTTGGCAGTGTTGTGTTGATGGCTACGTTGCCAGCGAACGTGGCAGTTTCGGAACCGGAAGCACCGGCCAACGTCAAATTGGTGACGTTGTTGTCGGCTTTTAAAACAACGCTGTCGCCAGCAACTCCCGTGGCAATTTGCATCAGGCTCGCATCATACGAGTACGAAACTTGTGCGCCTGTGACATTGGTGGGACTGCCAAAGTACACCACGCTATAGCTGTTGTCGGGCGTCAAGATCGACATGCCGCCTGTCGTACTGTTTTCCAGCACCAATTCATCGGCGTATCCGCTGGCTGTGACCGACCCGGCACTCCCACTGGTCACATGCAATTTGCCATCAGCCGTCGATGCTCCTATCGCAACATTACCCGTCGCAGTTACACGAACACGTTCCGCCAATGTCCCGCCGTTCCTTGTTAGGATTACAAGCGATCCATCTTCTGCACCAGCCGTTCCATCAGTCGTGTATGAATACATTTGGACAGCGTCAAAGTTTGCACTAGATGCGTTTTTCTGACCCAAAACAATGCCACCAGCAGCGGCATAAGTTGATGTTGCGTCTCTATAAATTCTAAGTATACGTCCCGCATCGTTAGCGGAGAGTGTTGTGATTCCAGCAGAAAGAGCAGCAGCTAATGTGGCAGTGCTTCCTGTAAACGTAGCAATAGCTGCGTTACTTTGATCAATAAAAGATATCGTATTTGATTTAGACTCAAGTGTATCAGCACTGTTTGTTTGGAAACCAACTATACCTGCGGCTCTATTCATAATATATAGTTCGTCACCCGTTCCCCCACCGAAAGTTCCCAAGGCTCCGGTGCTTCCTGTGATTACCTCAAGGCTACCACCAATACTTCCAGTTGCACCACTACCAATTAATACTTTAGCAGCAAATGAGGCATTACCACCAGTAGCAATAGTAAAGACTTCATCTGAACCGTCAAACCCACTCTTATCTGCATCCGCAATAACGAATTTAGTTGCAGAGGTGTCTATCCCCATAGACCAAGAGGCGTTTGTAGCTACTCCGTCTAAGTTAATTATAGGATCACCACCAGATGTTCCTCCGGTTTGGATGATTAAGCGAGTATCAGAGGCAGATGCATCAGCTTTATTTTTAAACCGGAAAATAGAATCTGCACCGCTGCGAGTGCTTTCAAAATTAAGACCAACATCGGCAACGTGTGTTACAGTTACATCATTACCTGCACCAAAATAAATCTTTGAGCTATCAGATTTTAAACCTATATCATTAGTAAACTCTGCAAATTGAGAACCAGCAGCACCGTCTAAAGTAAGTTGTGTGACTCCAGCATCCGACTTTAATATAAGTTTACTACCGGCATTAGTTGTTGATAATATTAAATCATCAGTTGATCCATTGTACTGAATAAAAGCTGCATCGTTATCAGTGCCTTCACCAAAATATATCTGTGCATTTCCACTAGCAGCAGCAAGTATTGACATTCCTGTATTACCACTGCTTTCTAAAACTAATTCATCAGCATCTGTTGAAGCAGTGACTGACCCAGCAGAACCCGTTGTAATATTAACAGCACTAACAGCAGTTATAGTATTTGCTGTAAGTGCAGATACAGATACTAACTCATAATTCAAAGTTCCTGCAAATAAATCTGTTGCACTAATATATGTACCATTAACTACAGCCGAAGATACTTTAGCATTAAACTGACCAATATTACCTATAACAGTAGTTGCACTTACTTGCGTACTAAAAGCACCATTAACACCATCGACATCGCCAGTAAGATCACCAGTAACATTACCAGTAACATTTCCAATTAAGTTACCATCAAAAGTTGTTGCAGATACAATATTAGAAAATGTTGCATTTGTTCCATTTACTTTAGCACTACTAACCTTTGAAGAAAAATCTCCTGTTACAGCATTAATTGCTGTACCTGTTACATCTCCTGTTACATCTCCAGTTATCGGTCCAACAAAACTAGCAGCACTTACAATACCACTAAAGGTTCCGGTAACTGCATTAACGGCTGAAACCGTGATAGAGGTACTGGCTAAACTAACAGCAATTGTTGGGTTACCTGATTGTCCGTCTGCATTACCAATCGTAATATGTTGTCCTGCAACTAGCGTTCTACCAAAAACATTTGAACCATCACCTGCAAGCAGTCCTGTCTTTCCAGTAAGGTCAGCAATATTATTTATTTGGGCAGCAGACTTGGTGATGCTATCACCGTTTAATTGAAAAGTACCATTAATATTAACAGCAGCATTACTAATCTGTAGGGCAGATTCAGTACCTTCACCATCTGATACAGCCCTGACCGTTGCGTCAATACCGCTATTAGCATTACTTACCTGTAACAGGTCTTTATAAGTATTTGCTATTTGTTTTCCAGTTAATGTAGCCATTAAATTCTATTCCATTCTTGAGTTGTTTCATTCCAGATGGATGATGCATTTTCCCATAAAAGATTTCTTTCGTCATTAGAAGGAGGTCTAGCATTTCTTATAGCCTCATTATCTTTAACATCTGGCGCTTTATTTTGTGGATTATTTTTTAAATCATACGCACCTTCATAATCTTCAGGACATACTAACAAACCGTAACTATTAAGTTTCATTACCCTGTGAGGATATCTAAACCCACAAGTATCACATATAGCTAAAGCTTGTTTATTACTTGCCATCCTAAGCTCTGCTTATTCTTGGAAGAATATACAGGCTAGCTTTTTCTGCATCCTCCATCAAGGCTCTATTTAATAACTCTTCATAATTTTGTTTTAAAAATGTTATCTTTTGTGGAGGAACATTCGCTCTTTTCATTGACATATAAAAAGCTAAACCTGCCGAAAGGCACGGAAGAAATCTTTTAGGAACATCTGCATTCTGTGTAGCAGATTTATTAATATCTGTAAGTTCACTAATCTTTTCTACTTTTAATTTATCAGTAGAATTTTCAGGAATAGGCCAAATAAAAATTGTAGGATTATCTCTATCTCTTTTTATAGTATACTGTGTAGCTCTACCTGTCTGACCTTTATTAGGTATCTGAAGATATTCTTCATATGAAATTCTGGTTAAAGGTAAATCAGTATTGCTTCTGTTAATAATAACCTGCAATGCATCAATCGTTGAATTACTTAATGCGTATGAAGATACACTAGCCGTTACGGTAATAACAGATGCTTCTGTACTCCATAGAAGTATACCCCTGTTCTGCCAATCTTTAAGCATTAGATTTAAAGAACGTCTTGCAGATGCAGGTTCATATCCAAGAGTTTGCTCACCACCG